AAGTTCCTTAATATTACGATAACGTCAGGAGATGCTGATGATTTTATAAGTGCGGCCAAAAAAGTTATTGATATGTTAACGGGAAGAAACTTTGAGGCTGATGCAGTAGCTTCTGCTAGGTTCTTTGAGGGGACTGAAAGGAAAGCCTTGTTAATTGATGAGTGTGTTGAGATAACTAAGGTAGAAAGGGCGTCAGACGTTTACGGGGAAACTCTAACCGAGATTGAGTCAGACGATTATGTTCTTTTACCTAGAAATTATTTACTTAAACTTATACCAATCAAAGCTGTTTATTCTAAGAATGGTATATGGCCAATTGGAGTTGATGGAATGGCTAATCATCAAATAACTGCTAAATGGGGTTATTCTAAAGCTGTTCCTGATGATATTTCTTTTGCGGCCACTGTCTTGGCTTCTGGGATGTATTCTTTTAACCGATCTGATGGAAGTGTAAAGAGTGAAAAGATTGGTAATTATTCTGTTGTTTATGGAGAGTCTGATTTAAACGCTTTTGACCAGGCTAAAGATATTATTGCTAGTAGGAAAAGATACGTAATATGATCGATAGATTTTATACAGAAACGGTAACTGTAAAAAGGCAAACAAAGAAAACTGATGTCGATGGAAATAAGTATTCTGAATTTGAAACTGTTGGAACTATTACCGGACATTTACAACAAGCAAGAGCTGAATTAGCTGAAAGTCTTGCGATGGATTTAACTAAATCATTTTCTTTATGGTGTGCTGTTGGAGCTGACGTTGAGGCTGGAGATTCTTTAACGATAGATTCGGCTAGTTATTCAGTCAGAGCGGTCCAGGAGAATAGTGTAGGAGGAAACCAACATTTAGAATTAGTTATAGAAAAAAATGAAGATTGAAGTTAAAGGAATTAAAGAATTATTGAAAGCTTTTAGTAAAAATCCAGAAGTAGTTAGAAGAGAGTCTGGCAAATTGATGGTAAGGGTTAAGGCTGAATATCTTAAAATTATTATGAGAAGTCCTTGGCAGTTAGGAGGACATGGTGGAGGAGCACCAGTAAAAACTGGAAACCTAAGAGATACACACGTTCAGAAGATTACAGATTTCAGTATGACGATTACTCCAGAGCCATCAAGAAGATTTCCTAATTATTCAAACTATGTTCATGAGGGAACTTCGAGATTAAGAGCAAGGCCCTGGTTAGATTATGCAATTCAGCAAGCAGAGGAAAAAGTCAATCAATTAATGGATGATATGACAAATAATATTATAAAAAATTTAGAAAGTTAATATGGCCCTAAGTCAACCAATAATTACTGTTTTAATAGCCGCGATAAAAGCAACCTTAGCAGATGTTAGTTCTGTTAAAGAAGTTATCGCTCATCCTTTTGCTGGAAGTCCAACTAAATATCCAGCTGTTGTATTTTATCCAGTTGGTTTTGATAATGATTTTATGTCAACACAAGAGAACTTTAAGACATATAGATTTAAGCTATGGTTGATTATAAGCACTGGAGAATATACAGATGAGGAAGTTTTTGAGGAGATCTTACCGAAAGCAATTGACGAGCTACTTGAAAAGTTCGATAATGATTGGGACGATGGAACTATTGATGGCCATAGAGCTTGGGGTTTAGTAAATACCGGAGTCTTTGGAAAGGGAGAGGAAGAGGGCGGGGCGACAGCCTGGGTGGAAGCCGATTTATTAATAAAAGTCGCGACAAATAATTAGTCATATAAATAAAATAAAAATAAAAACATGAGTAACGAGTTTATAGGTAAAGAAATAGAGGTTGGATTCTCTGTTGAGGACACAAGAGGAACGGCAGAGTCAGACACTTCGAAATGGTTAAAGAATGTTAGTGCTAACATTATTACCAAAGTAGTAAAGGTGGTTGATAATAATTCTCAAGGAAGAATAGAAGATTCTTCTGGCCAGAGAGTAGTTCAAAAATGGCTTGAGGGAGTTATCGAGGGTATTGTTCACGTTGATGCTATTGGATATCTGTTTAATCAGTTGTATGGAGCTGTTACGACTTCTGATTTAGGAAGTTCAGTTTATTCTCATGTCTTTACTGTAAACAATAGTATAGAAAACGATACTATTTCAATTTTTATAAAAGAGGGGAGTGTATCTCAAAAAGTTCTTAATGGAGGAGTTGTTTCTAGTTTAGAGCTTAATGCAGATGTCGGAGATTATTTAAGATTTAACACTTCAATTGTTGCAAAGGAAGAGGCGGCCAATTCTAATTCTCCGTCTTATGATACTGAGTATGATTTTATTGCTAAAGATATTACGATAGTAACCGCCGATACAGAAGTAGGATTAGCTACCGGGACAACTCTAAATGCTAAGAATATGAGAATTAAGTGGGATTTAGGAGCAATTCGAGATCATGTATTCGGGTCCTATGCTCCTAATGGAATTTATAATGGTAATTGTTCAATCGAAGGAAACTTTGAAAAGAATTATAATGATGATACTTTTAAGGATCTATTAAATAGTGATAGTTATAAGTATATGCAAATCACAATTGAAGGTTCAGCTATAATTGGAGGAGTTTTAAAACCATCAATTACGATATTGCTTAATAGAGTCCAGGTTACAAACTGGGATAGGAGCGGAGGTAATCCAGACCTTGTAACTGAAAGTGTTGATTTTAAAGCATTCTTCAGTAACGCAGATGCTCAACAATCTAAAGTTACAGTTCAAAATCTTACTCAAAATTACGACGCACCTTATTAATAATTAATTAACTTAACAATAAAATGGAAAGAGAATATAACGAGCTCATATTACCTATTAGTAAGCTTAAGATAAAAGTTAAAAAGTGGATTACCGGGGGAGAGAGTTTATCTTTAGAAGAAGAGTTGATGAATGAAATGAAACTTACGCCTGTTGGAAAGAAATATAACCTGGAACCAATCAGTGGAGCGTTTGCTCTTAAAAGACAGAAGAAAGCAGTTGAGATTGTTGTTGAAACTTTAGGCGATAGTAAGGAAAAGATTTACGAGAGGCTTCTTGATCTAAGAAAAACAGATTTTGATTTTGTCGTAAAAGAAGTTTCAAAGGTTGTGGATTTTACACTACCCGAGTAGATAGTGCTTTCTATTATCGAAAGGGTAAGCTAACAAACGATATGATGATAGTGTTTATCTGTCAGGAAATGAAATGGACTTACCAGGAATATCTTTGTCAGCCAGCTTGGTTTTTAAGAATTTTAAAACAAAAATTAGAAATAGATAATAAGAATGTCATCAAGAATAGTTCAGATTAAATTAACACTTGAAGATTTAGCCTCTAAAGCCTTAAAGGGAGCGGGGAAATCTTTTAGTAATTTTGGTCAAAACTTAAAGAGTGCAGAGGACGCTTCTAATAAATTTGCCATAGGATTAACAGCTGGAGTAACAGCCGCTTCTTTAGCGGGCTTTAAGATGGCTGAAACGGCTGGTAAATATAATAGTGTGAAGGATGCTTTTGGTTCTATGACGAAAGGTATGGGAATTAATGCTGAAGATTTTGAAAAGAATGTTGGAGATGCTTCTGCTGGAACTCTTGATAAACTAACTATTTTACAGGGTGGGACCAGGGCTTTATCTTTAATAGGAAAAGAAGCTTTCAGTGATTTTGGAGGACAGTTTGCACAGATGGCTGAATTATCTAAAAAGGCGGCCAGAGCAACCGGACAAGATGTTACTTATATGTTTGATAGTTTAATTACCGGTATGTCTAGGGAGTCTAAGATGATTCTTGATAACTTAGGTATTACCGTTGATCTTGTAGCGGCCAAAGAAGAATATGCAAAATCAATAGGAAAAGAAGTCAGTGAGCTAACTGTTTCAGAAGAGAAAACGGCTGTATTAAATGAAACTCTTAAAAAGTTAGAAGGAACTTATGGAGATGTTGCCGCCTCTTCAGGTGGTTTAAGTGGAGCTGTTTCTAAATTAAAATCAACTCTTAAAGATACTCAAATTGAAATTGGTCAAGAGTTAGCGCCAGCTTTTAATGAATTAATCCGAGTGATTACTCCTTTGATTAAAGAGCATGTTCCTAAAATGATTCAGGGTGTAAAAGATTTAATTAAATTTTTTGCAGAAAATGAAGGAGCGTTGATTGTAGTTGCCGGAGCTATTACTGGAATGTTAGTGCCATCAATCTGGGCGGCAATTCTTGCCTTCAAAGCTTTTGCATTGACGCTAGCACCGTTTATGATTCAAGGAGCTATAATTGGAGGTCTTATTGCAGGGATCTATGCGATCTATAAAAATTGGGATACTATATCTGCTAAGATGAGCGACATAGGTCATAGTATTGGAGGTGGTATCAGAACTTTCTTTATCGGAATTCAAGAAACTATTGGAGGAGTGTTTAATTGGATTAGTGATAAATATAATACTATGATTGGTTGGTTCGGAAATCTTGGAGACAAGGCAAGTAATATTGTTAGTAGTGCTGGAAGTTCAGCCGGGAGTTTTCTGAAAAATATGCTTAACTTTGATACTGGTGGAATTGTTCCTGGAGCAGTTGGTCAACCGGTTCCTGCAATTGTTCATGGAGGAGAAATGGTTATTCCTGTTGGTGGAAGAATGGGAGGAGGTATGGTTGTTAATATTAATGGAGGAACTTACTTAGATAGAGATTCAGGAAGAAAGCTTGCAGAACAGATAAGTCAATATCTTAGATTTAATCAAAGATTGTAAATACTTTTAAGTTTGTTATAATAATATAATAGTCGCAGGTAAAATTAACCGTGGCATGTTCTCTTGAGCATGCCTTTTTATAAATAAATATGTCAGCAACCGTTCAAATAAATGAATATAATGGAGTAGGAGAAGATGAAACAGCCAATATTACAAATGCTAATATGGGTTCAAATGATTCTGCTAACCTAGATCCAGTTACTTATCCAATTAGTCCTGGAGATAATTCTTATGAGAAATTTCATAAAGTTGAAGTAACAGCGATGGGAGGTTCTTCTCAAATAGATACTTTAAAGGTTTGGAGAGATGGTGCTTTGGGAGGTTCAGCGGTCCACTTAACTAACGCAAGGCTTACTTCTTATGGAGGAGCAGAAACTTATGCTCAACCAGTGGCAACTGATTCGTCTTTAGCAACTGAAACAATGCCAAGTTCTTCTCCAGCTGGAGCTAATTTAGGAATAGGAGGTGCTTTGGCTGGTGCTTTAACAGCCGCCGGGTTATCAGATTATCTTGTGCATCAAATTCAAACAGACGCAGGAGATTCAGCCGGTTCAACGTCAACATTAAAATTTTCTTATAAAGAAGTTGCATGATTACTTGTTCAGTTTGTAAAAAAAGTTGGAAAACTAATAAAGGTTATCTAGCTCATAAATGCACGACTGGATTTACTCCGAGAGATCCTCAACATCTTGGTAAAAGATTTCTTCAGCAATCTAAGGAGGCATTGAGAAGAGGAAATTCTTTAACGAAAGCAAGAGAAAAAGAAATCAATACAATGATTAATAATACAAAACATGCATAAAGCTTCTGATGGTTCAATGGTTAAAGTTGAAAGGTGGCAGTGGGTAGCAGAATATCCTGGAGAAACTATTTTTCAGTTCGATGATAGAGATAAAACTTTTCATAGTATTAGGGAATTAGACTTAAGTAAGGTGGTTCGGTTCGGAATGGTTACAGATGGAAAGAAAATGATTATCGATATCAATCCTGAAGAGATGCAAGTATTTCATTATTATCTTAATTTCGGGGAGATAACAAATAACAAGGCAAAGCTTACATCGAGAGTTTATGTCTTTGGTT